TTCCTGCCTGGAGTAAAAGTCCTCGATCTCCTGATCCTGATCCTGTTGTGCTGATTGAGGCAACACCGGTTGCAAGTTGTCTTGTGGCAAGTTCATTGTCTACCTCCTTTAAGGTTTGGGTAATAATTTCTGAGGCAACACCTTTATCCTTGGCCAGCGCAACCGCAGCGTTGGCGTAGTCTGGTGCTGCATCATCTTCATACCCAGTATCCGCATCTTCATCCTGCGTTTTTGCAGCGTCATACAGCCGCTTTTCTGGGTACCAAAGCAGCGCTTGCAAGTCTGACATTGTAAGGTTTGGGCGCTCTTGTTGCAATAGGGTCAACGCCTGCTGAAAAACCCCGCGAATGCGTGCGCGTTCTGGTGGGCCGGACGGGGCTTCTTTCTGGCCATCCAGGTACTTGGTCAGGGCATTGCCTGCTTTCCGCATCTCATCGCCAAAGCCAATCCTTACCTGGTCTTTTTTAGGCTGGCCAAGCAGCTCAATCAGGGCAGCATGGCCATCGACATCAGCCACGCCAATTGCGTTCATCAGCTTGCGATTTGCTGGCTTCATGCTGGCCTTTGTAATGGCCAGGGCAACAGCATCGATCTTGCCAACAGAAAGCTTCACCTTCAAGATTTTCTCGTAGGCTCTCTTGTCTGCCGGTGTCATCATCTTGATCAGGGCTTTGAGCTGATCTCGCTTGATCTTTACCTGGGCCGGTTTGCTTTCGACCAAGGTGCCAGTCCAGCGCCCCCAGGTACGCATCAACCAGCGATCCATGGTGAGCTGTTCAAAGTGGCCATATAGGTTTGCAAAGAACCCGTTGCCGATCTTTGGCCCAATTGCCGCAGCGCCATAAACCATGGTCGTTGCGTTCTCTCCTGAGACCTTGAAGCCGGTATATGCCTCGACCTCTTTGGCCGTGTGCATGGTAGTCATGAACTGCTCGACTGCCTGGATGCCATCACGGGCCACCAAGTCGTTGAACAATTGCATGGCGTTGTTGATCGCGATCTGAGCGGTACCGGCCTGGATGTCGGTTGGCATCACGCCGTTTTGTTTGTAATAGCTGTACGCGCCTTCTGCATATTGGAAGTTGGCGTTGACCTTCAAACCGTTGGATGTAGCAGCCAGCGCCCAGGTAAAAGCGAACTTAGCCATTGGATCTGTGGCGATCTCTGGATGTACCAGCGACAACACGCGCAGCGCTTTGGTGACTTTTTCGTTGTACCAGCCAACAGCGTTCTCGTTTGCCTTTAGCGCCTCGATGGCATCGGCCAAGGTGGTGCGTACCAGGTAACGCTCAACAGCAACCGTGAAATCGCTGAGATCTACTTTGGCTGCTTTTGCAGCAGCCAGCACACGCGCCTGGAGCGCAAGCTTGAACTCTCGATTTGTTGCAAATTGCTGTGTGCCTGCAAACTCAAAGCTTGCCGCGACATTGGATATTGCATCGATTTTTTCTGGAACTGCTCGGCCTGGTTGCTGAACTTTTCCGCGCTGGTTGAGGACATCTGTGCCAATTGCATACTTCACCTGGCTTTCATCAAACACACGATATTCCATGGCATCGCCGGATACGCCATTGCCAACATGGATCGCCCCGTCATAACCATAGCTCTTTGCGCTATCTACAAAATCAGCATCATCAAGCAACACATATGCATCCATGTAAAGCTCTGAAAGAGCCGCTGGATTTTTGTCAAGCAAATCCGCAACAGATTCGTATTCAAGAAAATTTTCTTGCCAGTTGCCGGTAGCTTCGATGCGGTCAGCGAATTTACGCGCAAATTTTTCTGCGGATAGCGGCCCCATTTTTTTGATCAGATCACTGAAGTCAACAAATGGATCGTTTGGGTTGTTGATGATCGGGTTCTTGATTGAAAGGTATGCAGGCACAACACGCGCTGAACCGCCAGGGTCGTTGTAGTCGTTTGGCTCTTCTGCGTATATGCTTGCGACATTGGCGCTGTCGGTAAAGGTCAGCGATGGCAGTTTTGATCTGATCGCGCCGGTTTGGGTTTCGCCATACTCACCACGAAACACCTTGATCGGAGCGCCGTTTGTGTCAGCTACTTGCGTGCCAGTTGACCATGTTTGAAATGATGGTGTGTCTACGTTTAAATCACCGCCGCTGGTAAACGTGTCTGCGGTATTCATCTGGCCAGCTTGCTGCTGACCAACGATCCGGTAGCCATAGTCTTTATAAAACTGGTCAGGGCTGATCTTGAGGCGGTTTGATTGGGTCAGTACGAAGTCACGCACAAAGTCTGCGTATTGGCTTGATACGGTGTCTGAATAAGCGCCAGTGGCTTTGATCTGGTTGTACACATCCTTGCGAATGGCGGAGACTTTTTCATTGATGGTCGCGTCTTTTGCTTCCATCTCGGCCATGATTTGTTGAGCCTCTTTCAACATACCAGCTTGGTTCTTTTGGAATTCGATTGCCTCCATCACGCTCATGCCATCCTGGTTGACGCGCACATGATCCCTTAGTGCATCGCCCACCTTGGTTCCTGCAACCTTGGCGGCATAAACGCCGGTCGGAATAACGACATCGCCGTCACCGGCAAACGCCTCTTTCATCTGCGCTTGCAAGCCGGTGCTTTCAGCAAACTGATCTAGCGTTACACCAGACTGGTTTAGTACCGTGTTGAGTTGGGCTGCATTGATAAAAATGTTTTCAACTGGCGTGCCTTGCGTTTGCGCTGCAATAAATTGCTGGTACTTGTCTGGGCTGCGTTCTTTCAGTTTGCTTTGTCCTGCAACAGTTGTCAGGTCATTGATGAACTGGACATTTTTTTGTGCTGCTTTGGCTTGTGATCTGACATCAATAAATCGAGCGCCGCCAGGAACGATGGCCAAGATGGCCATGCCTTTACCGACACTTTCAAAGGTACCAACCAAGCGATCCGCAATTTCAGCGCGACCCGCTTCGGTTGACATTTTCATTTCAAGTTCTTTTTCGCCAAACTTCCTTGCAAAATCTTCACCAAACGCAGCGACACCTTCTTGAAGTATTTCGGTTCCTGTTTCGCCAGCCCAAGCTTTGCCGTATGCCATAGCAAAATTTCTGTAAGCTGCGGCAAAGGTTGGCCTTGTCATGTTGGCCGCAAGTTTTTCTGATACCAGGTTAACAAGCTGGCGCTTTGCCACACTCTCGATAGGCCCCATTACAAACTTCAAAGCAACAGCCTCAAGACCGGCGTTAACCAGGCCAACGCCAGCAGACGCATATTGAGCTGTTTTCTTATCAATGCCAGCCTCAATCATGTCCATATAGGAATGACCGGCCTCCATGATGTATGCCTGCTGTATTGATTTGGTGCGATAGCCAACAAAAAAACCAGTCACAAAAGCGGTTGGCACAGTGGCAAGTTCTTCTGGGGCTAAAGCTTGAGGCCCCATTTGTCCAAGAATAGCAGCGCCAGTCACATAAGCCGTACCGGTTCCCAAGCCAAACACAAATGCATCTGGTGCGTTGTCTGCCATTTGGCCGAGTTGCGTTGCGGCCTCACCCCACCAGCCAAGCTTACCTTGCTTGCCAATAGCCATTCTCAGACGGTTGTACTCAATGATGTCTGCTTCTGATGCTTGACTAGATTGAGCGCGTTGGCCAATAACGCCCATCTTGTTTGTCATCGCGCCGCGCTCCCAACCTTTGCCGATGTCGCTCGGCATACTTTTCATGCTCTCAATAAACTGAGTGGTGGCTGAAAGGTTGGCCATATCATCGTGAGCCAGCTCTGCAAATTTAGGATCTCGCAACTGCTGTGCGGTAATTGGATCGACCATAGCAGCCGCACGCTGGCGCTCTGCTTTTTGACGCATCTGAGTAATCACATAGTCTGGTGTTTGCCCAATAAACTCTTCCGGCAAACCAAGGTCTTGAGCAGCTTTTTGTTTTGCCGCCGCATCGTTTGGGTTGACTTGCTGCGCCCTAGCCAAAATACCTTCAACAGTTTTTCTGCTGTTCTCAGCGTCCTGCGTCCATGACTTTTCAAACGGGTTTCCGCTTGTCGTGGTTATGGTGTTGCTTGGTGCAAATGAGCTAATGTCTTTTGATTTTGTCCATGCATTCTCAAAAGGATTTGGATCTGCCATGGGTTATTTCCTCTTCGCTTCAGCAGCATTTTTGGGTTGGCCAAATTTGACCCATGTCTCGGCAATTTCTTGTTGAGTTGGGCTTCTGCCGTTATTGACAGGATCTTTTTTGTACGCATCAATAATCAATGTTCTGACAGGTTCTGGAATAGATGTAAGTTTGATCACACCACCGTCAGAGTTCTTGGCACCAGGAACAATGACATAGGCATCTTTCATCAGCGCCTTATTTGAATTGACCTCAAACATAGAAACGGTTCTGTCAGTTCCCCACTCATCAATGCTTACTTGATCCATCATGATCCTGGTCATGATGCCATTTTTCTCTTCTCGGCTAAGTGTTCTTTTCAAGCGCTTTTGCTCTTGATCAACTGTTTGCTCAAGTTGTCCTAGAAGGAACAATCTGGCATTTTTTTCTTCGGTGGTTTTTGGGTTTACAAGCTTAGTCCAGTCGCTGACGTTTTGTCCTTTAATGACCGGCTGTCTGCCTTGGCCAAGGTTCATGATCGTCATGTCGAAATCAGTCTGATCAATAGCCACCGCAAAGTTCTTTTCTTCGGCAGTCTGGCCGCTCTTGATCATGGTCTGATGGCGCGAAACGTAGCTGAGAAACACCGATTCCGATAGTTGAGATCTGTATTTTTCGATCTTTCCTGGAGCCCACTCTTGAGAGTTTCTTTCCAAGAAAATTTGCGTGTCTGGGTTTGATCCTCGATCAGGGCCGTTCTGCAATGCAATTTTGTCGCCTGGCCTTAACTGAGACCACATGGCAGCAGGAACCTTTGTCCACGCGCCAGGCGCAGACAATGCAATGTCCGAAGATGTTTTTAACACGTTCTGATAGTTCTGCGTCCACGCAGCTTCGGCCTGCCCATGTCTCTGAGAGATGATGGCAATAGCTGCGTTACGCTCGTTGATGTCAGGGATTGTGTCTCTTGCGTGCTGGATCATTGATGCCAGGTTTGGCAAGCCAGTGTCAGCATCTAGCGCAACGCTAGATTTAGTTCCGCCTGTAGTCGATACACCCACACGGTTGGCCCATGATGTCCGGTATTTTGCTTTTTCTTCTTCTGGAAGATTCTTATAAAAAGAGCTGCTTAACAATGTGGTTTCATATCTTGCAAGGCGAACTTCATTAAACTTGGCAACGTCATATGTGCCGTCTGCTTTTTGCGCCGCTTTAAGCATTTCCTTCATTGCACCAACGCCTTGGTTGACGGCTGCATCAAATGCAGTAGCTCGCATTCCTTCCGGCAATTTAGCAATACCGGCATCGTCCCAATATTTTTTCTTGTAGATGTCAATGGCTTGCGCTTGCGTCAAGTTCATTACTTGCTGTTCGGTAAGACCGTTTGCCTGGCCATTGATGCCATACTTTGTTGGCCCTTTGCCTCCATCGTTAGCAACGAACTTTCCTCCGCCCTCAATCAAAAGCAACTGTGCAATGTTTGATTCAAACGTGGTGCCAGTAGCTGGGCCTGTTTTTACACCTGATGCGGCAGAGTTTTTTGCAGCCAAGCCTTGCGCCGCAAAGCCGCCATATATCGCTTCAGCATAAGAATTTGCGTTGTCTCTGGTAATGCCTTCCTTCAATGCATTTTTAAACGTGCCGTATTTTTCTTGGTTGATCTTGCCGTCTTTGAAGGCTTTCTCTAAATACGCATCAGCAGCAGCGTGCTGCCCTGCTGTGGCCATGTTTACAACAACGCCGGATGTCAGCGCTGTGCTGACTTCAAGCATCAGTTGTTGGCGCTGGTAACTGTCTGGAGCCCATCCTTCTTTGTTGGCAAATTTAGTAGCCGCCACAAGTGCTGCACCGGAGAATTTCTGATATTCATTCGGAGGGGTGTTTGGCAATAGCGGTAGCTGCGCTTCAGCCCAGTGCGTAGAAGCTTGCTGAACAAGTGTTCCTATCTCTGACTTTGCTTCGTTTTTTGAGTATTCACGCGACTGTGCAAGCGAATGCCTGGTCAACGTACCAGCGACAGAAGTTGTAAGTGCATCAGCCTTTTGGCTAAAGCCCATTTTGATTGTTTGATTGTCAGCAGCAGAAGCAAACTTCGATTGAATTTCTTGTATCGATGCAAGCGACTGGTCATACGACTGGGCAATGTTTCCCGTCTGGGCTAAGAACGATGTCTGTACCTGGTCAACCTCGCGAGTGTATTGATTGAATAGCTCTTTGGTACGCGCATCGTTGTACTCGTCCTGGAGCTTTTCTTTAATGGTCGCAATGGTGGTATTGAGCTTCATCGAAGCAGCGCCAGCCTCGGATATCTGCTTGGGCGCGAAGTTCTCAAACGGCCTTACTTCTGGCCCAGCCTGGACGTTGCCTGGCCCTTGCGATGAAAGCGCTACCGATGGTGATGTTTGTACGGGTACGGTTGCCATATTTATGCGCCGTTTCTAGCTGCAAGAACAGCCGCCAATGAGTTTGAGTTGTACCAGCTATTCAGCACCGATGTGGCACCGCCAATCAATGATGTACTGACTGCGCTGAATGGACTGATGCTGTCTGCACTTTTAGACGCGCCCGTGGCGTTAACGCCCAACAGGCTTGCTGCGTTTTGAAAGCCGACTTTTTCCATGCGCTTTGCCTCGACCGCTCGAACCGTGTTGCTGTCAATGGTGAGCTTGTCGATCTCTTTCATCATGATCGCGGTTGCCTCAAGTTCTGCTGTGCTGCCAGAGCCTGCCTCAATGCCGGATGCGTTTCTGGAGACCTTGTATTTTTCAATGGCCTGGCCAGCCTGCATGGTGGCCGCAGCCGCCTGGAATGCACCGGCACGGGCTATCTGCCATGCTTGCTGCTCGGCGATGCCTGCGTTGATCCTGGACATTTTTGCCTGGTAGTCATAGGTCTCGCTCTGCATTTTGAGCTGGAGCTGCGCTTGCTGCGCCCCATAGTAGGCACCCAGTGCGCTTGTAAGCCCACCAAATATGTTGCCGACCATTGCTGTCTGGCCAACCGTCTTCAGATCAGCGCCGAGGAAGGTTGGGGTTTGTATCGCTGATGTAGGAACTGCGGCCATGTTGAGCAAACCTCCACGAATCTAATGTTGACAGAATATCCTGTCTTTTTTTGTTACGGGTACCGTTATCCGCCGACCGACACTTCCAGCGTCAACGCGACAATGGTCAACGGCAAAGGGTCAGCCTGGCGCACAAACACCTGGCCATTGTCTTGCCAGGATGGTGTGAGCTGGATCTTGATTTCTTCTGTTTTGAGCGAAGGTGGCGACCCGTAGGATTCAGTGGTTCGCTGCTTCGCCTCGACCAGACTGTCTTCGTCTGGGCCAACAAAGATGCCGGATGACTGGTACACGCGCAGCCAGGCATGGTTCACGTTCTTGTAGCGACCTTGGCCAAAGCCCTCGATGTTGATGGCCATAGGCAGGGTTCTCAAATCAGACTGGTACGGCAAGCCGATCTGGATCACGGTGCCTGCTCGATCAAGAATAATCTTGCCTGCTGTGACAACGCGCCGAGGGTGTACGGCACCATCAGCCAAGATGCTTACGGTCTTGCCTTCTAGGTATGAAAGGCCAGAGATCTCGTTTCTGGCCAGCGACCAGTTTGTGGTGGCTGTATTTCGTAGCGCCACCGGCAATGGGTTGTCTGTCTGCACCAGGGCTGTTGTCGTTGTCAGTGTTTCCAGGATCTTGCACCGGTACTTTTTGCCATCGGTATTGGTCAGCACCACCACATCGTTGATGTCACTGGTTGATGGCGGCGGTATAAAAATGGCGCTAGTAGATGTGATGGTCAGGGTGTCTGCCCGTGTCCAGGTGGTGCCGCCGCTGACGGTCATTGTCGTGGCGCTGGTGTTCTTGCCATCGTATGTTGATCCACAGTCAACAAAGAATGAATTTTCTGGAAGCAATGGATCAATTTTCCTGGTGGCCATGCGTTCTACAAAGCGCTTCACAGAGCCGTTGATCGTTCTCTTGACCACCGCATACAGGGTGTCTTCGCCGCTTTCAGCAACCACGGTCACCGATTCAAACGTGCCATCAGTGTCGTGCTGATGCCACGCCCCCACTTGTTGCTCTGGGACGTAGGTAAGGCCGATCAGCTTTCCGCTGGTGGATGTCATCCACACAATTGGGATAGGGGCCTTGGCAAACGTCATGTCGGTGATCTCATAGCCATCAAATAGATGGGCCGACCGGATCGATAGATCATTGGTTTGAAAGCCGTTTGCCTGCCAGTTGTAGCCCAGCTCTCGAATGTGGCCACCACGCGATGCAGAGTAAACCATTGAGTTGTTGATGATCGCCGGTTGAACATTCGATGCACCAACGTAGGACTGCGGTCGAACAGAGATCGATGTCGGCGTGATCGCATCAGAGTTAACCGATGTCACGCGCCACTCAGCAGAGCCTGTCAGCAGCAGTAGCTCGGTCAAAGGGACGATGTGTCGAATTGTGTTGGCCTCACGCGCAGCCACTTTGAACTCAATGCGGTTGGTGTCTTGCACTGGGAGCGTGTAGCTCAAATTGCTTTCTGTGCCTGACTTGGTCATCCAAATCTTTTGAGGATCGTTGAGCGTGCCTGCAAAGCAGCGGCGCTGCTCAAAGTATGAAACAGCGCCTGGGTAATTCAGTGCGCTTGTAAATGGGTTGGCATAGATTGGCACCGTCTTTGAAAGATCTGGGCCAATGTTGTTGTCATCCACAGTCAGGTCTGTTGTGCTGCCGATGTACCCATAAACACCGCCAACGTACTTGTAGACGTTGTACCTGGCTGCACCCGTTACCGCATTCCAGGTGATCGTGTTTTTTGCGCCGGTCACATAAATGTTGTTGGTGATAGATGCAACATCAGACCCAGCGCTTTCACCAATTTGATCTTCAGTGACGGCTGTCACTTTGTATCGATGGTTTTCGTATGTGTCTGCGTTGATGTTGGCAGAAGCCGGTATAGACCTGGTTGCTGTAACGCCCGTGGGCGCGGCAATGGGTGACCCAAAATTGATGGTGTTCACGCGCCAGTCTGAGGCACCATATCGGCGCAACTCAATCGGCGCATGGTTAGGATGAACAATGGTCAGAATGTCTGCTGACTGCACATAGTGGATATCGAACAGCTCGGCCTCAAGATAATTGTTTGGGATCTCATAGATACCGGCAGGCATTGCATACCAATAGGTCGCGTTTGGCGGTGTTTGGTTGGTGCTGGCTGCAATGGCATAGTAGGACACACCGCCTTGCAAGACCTTGTTGCCTTGCGTGTATGCGGTGCCACTGTTCCATGCTGATGGTGTGGCGTATGACAGTGTTGCGCCCTGGGTGTGAAATCTGAAATAGCCCTCACCAATCTCGATCACCATGGTTTGCGTTGTCGAAAATGTGAAGTTGATCAAGCGCGTTTTTTTTGCGCTGGTCTTTACCTCACGAACCAAAGCAAAGCCAGGCCTGTTTTGCGCTGGGCCTTGTGGCGTTGCAATGAAGTTACGCATTGTCGAGGCACCGGCCTGGAACTTGTTGTCATCGATACGGCCAAACATTTCCGGCGACAGTTCGCCGCCAGCAAATGATCTGTTCAGCGTTCTGGTATTGGCCATGTGTTATCTCCCTGCCGTCCATGGAACGATGTGTTCCATGTTGATTTTCCGTTGCGTGTTGTCGGCGTTCTGAGCTTGAATCAAATATGCCGCCATGATCTGATTGCAGCGCTTGCTCTCGGCTTGACCGGCATCGCCTTTAAGCACGGGGCCAGCCAGCATCCCAGCAAGGTGCCAAGACAATGTAAGGGTGTACAGAGCCGAGAACTTGCTGGTGTCTGTCACGGTCGCCTGATACCGGCACAAAGCATCTTGCACGTTGGTGTAGATCACATGGTTGCCAAGTGCATCGGTCTCCAAAGCAAATGGCTGCGGCACATATTGGCCAGCAGATACGGTCGGAGAATAATTGCCTTGCCACCCTGGGTTATCTGAAGCAGATGCCCTGGTGACGTAATCGTTTTGCGCGTCTGGCGAGATGATGGCCACAACGTCCATTGCATCGGCAGGCAGCGCGTAGCAGTAATCCCATTGGCTCACAGGGTTTGTGACCAGCGCTAGGGTTGCGCGTTTGCTTGCAAAGCTCCATGGGTACAGCTCAAGCAGCGTGTCGCGTGCAACCGGATAAAAGCGTGCAGCGTGTTCAGCTTGTGCAGACCCCTCCGGCGGCTTGATACTCGCGATTGTTGCGTTGTCACCTAAGTGCGCCAGCGCCAGGTTGCATATATCGACTTCTGTTGCCATCGAGGCCTCCTAAAGTAAAAAGGGGGAACCACGGTTTCCCAGCGGCTCCCCCACGGTTCGAGCAAAAGACGGCTGTTGAGACGGTCTATGCCTTGTGCAAGGTTTTTGCGCGGGTGCCTTTTTCCTTGGGTGTTTCCACCTCATGGTTTTTGACCCCATCGCTGGCCTTTCCTTCTACAAGCTCAAGGTTTGTATTGGTCGGGCCGTTGTATTCAAACACCTCATCAGCAACACGCATTGCATTGGCAACAAAGCATTTGGTTTTTGCACGGTACATAGCCATCTCAACCTCCTAATCTTAAACTACAGCGAAGCCAGAGGCATAGAACTTCTTGCCGTCCTGGATGTTGGTTACAACGTCAGCAGTTACCTTACCGGCAGACATCGTACCCACGACAGTGTAGCGTGCGCCGAGATAACGCTGGCCCTTAGAACCAATGTTAGGGCTCATGGCCACGGCCACATTTTTGCCAAGAGTTAACGATGCCAACGGAATGGCAGCAGATGAACTGATGACTGTAGGTGAACTCAAATCAGCCGCAGCAGAAGAGATGACTTCAAAAGCAATGCTGGTGCCGCCTGCAAAAGCAGTGGTCACAGCAAAGTTCATGGTCAGGTCAGTGCCTTGGCCGATGTCTTGAGCAATACCCAAGTCAACGGTGTTGGTTGAAACGGCAGTAGTAGTCACTGCCTGGTCTTCGCTTACGCGCAGAAGTTTATCGGTAATCATGTTTGTTTCTCCTTAGTTGATGATCGGTTAAACGACACGGGCTTCAGTGTTGATCAAGCTGTCAACGCAGCGGAGAGGAACACCCTGGAACGACAACCATGCGGTCGGCATACCAAACTGGCCCAAGCCTTCGTTGATCTTCAAGACGTACTGAGACTTGTCCAATGCCGCGACTGACAGGCCAGAGTGAACAGTGCGGTTCATGTAGAACGCAGCACGGCCCATTGCCATGTTAGGGATGCGGTACAAAGCACGGGCCATCAACTTAATGAGTGCAGTGCCAGCAGAAGCAGCTTGGCTTCCAGTCTGGGCCAACAGATCGCTCACATCGATGTTTGCGATGCGAACAACATAGCGCCAGTCTTTCACGACCAAACCATTTTTCCACTGATAGCGGGTTGCATAAGCCTGCAAGCGAGTGTTGTCGCTGTTGTAGACGGTCTGCTCACCGAGATCTTCATGGATCAAGCCAGCCTTGGAGCCTTTAGGGAATGGGCAGTAGACAGTGTTGTCACCCCAAACCACCAAGAACACCGAGGTGTTGTCGGAACCCGAACCACCAGCGTCCAGAATGTTCTGTGCATTAGATGCAGCCAGATCACTGTAGCGAGGTGCCAAGCCCAAGAAAGTCTTCGGATCAACGCCAGGGTTGCCGTAGAACAGAGTTGTAGCCTGGGTCTGGTTCATTGCTTCCAGGAACGCAGTGTCTTCCGACAAGCGGAATTGAGCTGTGTTGCCATTCAGCATGGCCAAGTCTTTGTCCACTTCGGAACGTGCTTCCAACATACCGCAAGCTTCGTCCACTTGTGCAGTGGTTGATTTGCTTGATGGGATACCTTGGTTCAATGCACGCCAGTAAACACTTGGCAGGCCAGTACGAACAACCACACGTTCACCGGTAGGCAAGTTGCCTTCCTTGAACACGCAGTCAGACAGGATCTCGTTGGACTGCGAAAGCAGTTCAGCGATGATCGGAACGCGACCATCGGGGTCGCTCCGCTTCGCCCAATCGGCGAGGGTGAGATTGCTAGTTGAGAGAGTAGCCATGTTAGCTCCTATTAAAGTTGATGATGATGAAGCCGCCATCGATTAGTTGACCATTCAAGTTAATCATTGCGACTGGTTTGGATAAAGTGCAGACGAATAGCCTGCCATGTCTTTGGGCATCGACCTTGCGGCACCAGACCCTTGAGATGGCCCAACATACTTATCTGTACTGATCGCTTTCCCCGCCCTGTACATAAACCGAATTACTTCGGGATGATTGCCCAGTTTGGATTGGTTTAGCAGCTCTTGCAAAGCCGGTGTACCGAATGCATCCAGTGCTTTCTTGGCAACTGATAGGTTTTCTTGCAGATTAACTCCGCCGTATTCCTTGTCAGCCATAGCCGTGTTGGCCCATTCAGTTTGAATGGCCTGGACTTGTTCGATTTGACGCTGCACTATGGATGGTGCAACTTTGTCAATCACCTTCTGTGCAGCATCCTGCGTAAGGTTGAGTTCCTTGGCTACATCCTTAAACGCGCCGAGTACACCGTCATCGAACTTTGCTTCTCTTCCAATTGCTTTTCCAAGCGTGTCGGATTTGAATTCATAGTTCTCAGGCGCACCCAATACGCTTGGGGGCTGGTCGCCAGTTTTCTCAACAGCCTTACCCGCTTCCTGCGGAGGCTGCTCCTGTACTACAGGGGCTTCTTGCTGCCCTTGTCCCACCTTGTCGCCGCCGTAGTAGGCATTGTTGTCGGCAGGGGTTTGCGATGCATCCGCGCTATTGGCTTGGGTGGCTTCTGTCATCTGCATTTCGTTCATCTTTCTGCTCCTTGATCATCGTTGAATAAA